TGCGCCTTCGCACTTATGGACATGGGACAGTACGCAATGGGTCGATCTCGGTGAGTTTCAAGGCCCAGCTGGTGCTGACGGAGCAGATGGTGCAGACGGAACAGATGGTGTTGGTATTACCAGTATTATTAGAACTAACGGTGATGGGTCTGCTGGATCTTTAGATACTTACACTATAACCTATACCGATTTAACTACTTCAACATTCGATGTTCAAAATGGTGCAGACGGAACAGATGGTGCAGACGGAACAGATGGTAGCAATGGTACTAACGGAGAAGGTGTTCCTACAGGTGGTACAACTGGACAGTATCTACGTAAGACTAGCGGTACAGACTACGCAACAGCATGGGATACAGTAACCTTAAGTGATTTAGGTATTAGCGACGGCACTAACGGGCAAGTACTTACAACCAACGGGTCTGGCACATTTACATTTACCACTGTTAGTGGTGGTGGTGGTACTGGATTAGGAACAAGGGCGCCGGCAGCAGTTACTAGTGGTTCAATTGCAAATAACGCTTCGTGGACTGGTAGCATTACAGGATTTAAAACTTATGCACTTCTTAAAATTCAAACCAGTGCTGCAGCTTGGGTAAGATTGTATACAGACTCAGCATCACTAACAGCTGATGGTACAAGATTACAAGGCAGTGATCCTCTTCCAGGAGCAGGAGTAATTGCAGAAGTAATTACAACATCAGCACAAACAATTTTAATTAGTCCGGGAACTATTGGATTCAATGCTGAATCTAGCCCAACTACTGCTATACCAATTGCTGTGACAAATTTAAGTGGAGCTACTGGGACTATTACAGTCACGTTAACAATACTACAACTAGAGGCATAATATGCCAACAATTTTTAGAGAATATATTGTTACTCTCAAAAATAAAGATGACTTAGAACGTTTTTACTTTGAGATGGAAAATACAGGTTCTGGAGGGCAAATTCCAGAACGTGCTGTACAATGTGCTAATCTAAGACCAATTAGTAGAAATACACACTACTATCTTACGCCCGACGAAGTTGATCAACTTAAAAACGACCCGCGGGTCCAGTCAATAAGTACACCTTCGGCTAAACTAGGAATTAAAACCAAATTACACAGTCAAACAGCTGCGTGGAGTCGAGGTAATAATTCTATTGTTGGACAAAAAAATTGGGGATTATATCGATCTACATTGAGTGATAACATATCAGGGTGGGGATCAGAAAGCGGTGCTAGTAGCCAAACAGCCACTATCAATATAACAGGCTCAGGTAAAAATGTAGATGTTGTAGTAGTTGACGACATTGCTTACGCAGCACATAGTGAGTTTGACGGTAGATTAATTCAGTATGATTGGTTTGCAAATCATAATGCAGCTGTATGGCCCGCCAATACTGATTCAACTTATAATTATGATAACTATACTGGTGTTAACAATCATGCTACACACGTAGCTGCAACAATAGCAGGTAACACACAAGGTTGGGCTCGAGACGCCAACATTTATAATTTTAGACACGACACTGGGGGATTTACAAGCAACGATGGTGATTCTAGTCCTGGAGGCAATGTCGATCCACTTGTGCCCTCAAGCACTGGCTTTACTCCGTCTCAATATGTTATTGACTATATTAGAGCGTGGCACAATTCAAAATCAGTTAACCCTGCTACTGGTGTTGTTAACCCAACTATTGTAAATAACAGCTGGGGGCTAGGCACAAAGGTTAACGTAACAAATACAACCAACGGCCTCGGCAATTCAAGATTTAGTAAAATAAGATACCGCGGTGCAGATATCACAGCAGAACAGCTATTAGAACCTGTAGTAGATACAGGGTTTAGTGCAGTATGTACTACTACAGTACTAGCATCAGCATTGGCTAATATTAGCAACGGCGGTAATCAAATAGTAACCACTAGCAGTTCGCCTGGGAGTTGCAGCGTTGGTAGTATAAGCAAAGTCATAGGCGGCCGTACTGGTCTCGCTAATGCAGGTGTGCCTACATTTATAAGCCCGGATGGTGTAAACGACTACGACGATTCCGTTTGGCAAATTACATTCCCATTCCAAGTTACGTTCTTTGGTCAAAACTACGGAACTGGAACAAGTGGTAATAATCAATATCTATTTGTCAATACTAACAGTCTTGTTACATTTGGCGGTTATGGAAATCCGTATACTGTAGATATTGGACCTGGATCCCCTAGTGCTAGAAAAATTTGTATTTCAGCAGGTGATCGAAGTTGTCAAAGTCTGTGGACTGGTACTACCGGTACTACACCTAATAGAACATTTAGAGTAAGATGGGAAGGGCACGATGCAGCTAACGGCGGAGTACTAGGTGCTCCAACTATGCTATGGGAAATGACTTTCTATGAAGCTACCGCTAATAAGAATAGAATTGACCTGCATATAGATCAAAACTCTGCATACAGAGCTGAGTTTACCCTAGCCCAGTTACAAGATTACGGCATTATGCAAAGCGGCGAGCTAGCACCATATAGAGATGCTGCGCTAGATGCTGATATAACCGATGCTATAGCAGACGGTATTATATTCGTAGGCTCAGCAGGCAATGGCGGATTTAAAGTTGATACACCCGGTGGTGCCGACTATGATAATTATTTTGTAGATAATGGTGCACCATTCTATTACCATAGAGGCTCAACACCTGCAAATTCTAGAGGTACAGCAGATGCAAATCTAAATATGATATCTGTAGGCGCTGTTGCAAGCACGTCAGAAGAAAGTAAGGGACAAAATAGCAATACTGGTCCAGGTGTTGATATATACGCTCCCGGATATAATATTATGAGCGGAGTATACGATGGTGCCGGTGCTACTGGAACTAGTTGGATTGGAAACGATCCAGTGAACGACGGATCTTCTATTATAATTGATCTAGTTTCAGTATCTAGAAATACCAACGTTGCCACAGTTACAACTACTTCTGCGCACGGATTACAGACTAACGACTTAGTATCAATAGCGTGTACTAGTCAAACAACATTTAATGCATCGATGACTGATATTGTACGTACAGGTGCAACAACATTTACGTATGCTAACACAGGATTAGACTTATCTACTACCGCAGACACTGGAACAATTACAGCAGGATATCTATATCAAAAGTATAGCGGAACTAGTATGAGTTCCGCTCAAGTAGCTGGGGTGTTGGCTATTGCATTAGAAACATACCCGACGCTGACGCAAGCAGAAGCTAAGTCGTATATTTTAAATTACAGTAAAGTTGATAAGATGTATGAAACATTGGGCGGTTTTAACGACACTACTTCATTGCAAGGCGGAGAAAATAAATTTTTATTTTATAATAAAGAACGTCAAGATTCAGGAAATACATTTCCTAAAACCAATTATAAAATACGACCAACATCGGGTAATGTATTTCCAAGACCTAAAATACGCAGACGATAAGGACTATACATGTCTGATTCAATTAGCAAGTATGTACAAACAAAAGAATACTCAGTAATTTTAAAAAATTATGAAGATTTAGATTCTTTCTATGCCGAAATGGCAGACTATGGGAGATACAGCGGTAGCTCCGCACCTGAAAGAATAGTAGCCTGCACCGAGCTTAAACCATTGAGTCGAGCTACTTGGTACATGTTAACTGAATGGGAAGCAGAAGAATTAAAATCTGATCCTAGAGTAGAATCAGTTTCAATACATCCTCGGTATATCGGTGGTAAGGCAGGAACCTATGCCACTACTGTGCAAACATCAAGTAACTGGAATAAATCCGGAAGTACCAGTAACGTCATGCTTAACTGGGCACTGCTGCGATGCACTGAAGGAGTGAATAGAGTGGGTTGGGGCAGTGACAGTACTGCTAATGCAACTGGAACTGTTAGAATAACTTCTACAGGTAAAAATGTTGATTGTGTTATTGTAGATGCAGGAAATCCAGATACTGCACATCCTGAATTTGCTGTCAATGCCAACGGCACCGGTGGTAGTCGTATGGTTAGTTATAACTGGTTTCAACATAACCCAGAAGTAACGGGCGGCGCTGCCGGAACATATAATAACCCTACAAACAGCCATAGTGTACACTGTTCAGGAACAGTTGCCGGTAATACACAGGGCTGGGCTAGAGATGCTAACATTTACAACATTTATTATGATGCAGGCAATCCGGGAAATTTTAGCTACGTATTTGATTACGTTAGAGCATTCCATCGAAACAAATCAATAAACGCCGCAACTGGAAGAAAAAATCCTACTATTACAAATAACAGTTGGGGACAGAGTATTTTTCCAAGCGAGTGGTCATTCAGCGATATTACAGCGGTGACTTACAGAGGAACACGTTATACGCCACCCGCAGGTGGCACTATAACCTATACTGGCTATAGCGGAATTTGTAGTACAACTACTAGACTAGCTACGTTATTAGGATTTGAAAATTTTGGTAATAGAATAACTACTACTGGATCAATTGCTCCGATAGGCGGCAGTTTTATTGCTAAACCGCCTTCGTGGACTCAAGAAGGATCACAAATTTATCTAACAACATTCACAGAGCCCGATGCTAGTTATACAGCTACTATCCAAGGTCCAGCTGTGATTGATTTGATCTGTAATGTTGCTATAGAATGCTTTACTGGAACTGCAACAATAACTAACGGAATTAATATAACACAAGGTGCAACTGTAGTAGCTGCGCTTACTGACGGACCATTTACTGATGTTACTGTAGAGACAAATATTAGGCGCACTGTAACTCTTGCAGATACCGCAGAGTATACTATAGAATTTACATCAGATATTGATGTGTCATTATCGGGTATTCATACAGTCGGTGTTGCTATGAGTGTAACTATCAAGGCTGAGGCAACTCCAGCTAGTGCCAATGTAACAGAAATTGCTAATGCATTAGTAGGTGGAACTGGACTAACGTCATCAACTACACCTACTAGTGGGGGTGAAGATGACGGCTATTGGCAATTAGAGTTACCATTTAATATAGAATTTTTAGGCGTTAGCTATGCAACAGTATACGTTGGAACAAATCATTATCTTACATTCGGTGGTGGATCAGTTGCCTATAGCAACTTGGGACCAACTACACCAAACTTTCCAAAGATCATGTGGTCGTGTGCAGATAATTCAGTGCAACGAATTTATTACGGCTCAACTGGCACTACCCCCAATAGAAAATATTATATTAGAGTAGAAGGTAACGCAGCTACAAGCGGAACTCTTGGTAGTCCTTTTATGGTTAACGAGTATACATTTTACGAAAGCAACCCTTCTCAAATAGATTTGCAATTAGGAGCCAACAATAGAAAAACTTCAGTTGGTGGTGGATTTACTACAGAACAATTAAATTCATGGGGATTCATAGCAGGACAACGAATACCGTTAAGAGTTCCGGCATGCGATAGCGATGTAATTGATGCAATGAACGAAGGGGTTATATTTGTAGGTGCTGCGGGCAACGGTCTATGGAAGCATGATGTTCCAGGCGGAATTG